GACCAATGCCATAACCTGTTTGTTCATAGTACCTCTGACACAAAGCCAACTCAGTCCCATACGGCCTGTAATCAAAGCTAGTTGCTGTTGAGCCTTTTTCTAGCTGTACGCCTGTGATGTAGAAAGTAGCGCCGTTTGTGCCGACTACTGATGTTGCGCCTGTGGCAGAGTTGTAATCTGCTGCTGCCCACGCACCTGCTGTGCCGCTATATGTTGAACCAACACCAAGACCAAAGTTTACATTCATACCAACGCCGTTAGATGCAAGCCATGTGCCTGAAGTATCTCCAGCAATTGTAATAGTCTTATATTCAAAAGTATTTGCAGCATTAATTGTGTAGTTGAATGGATATGAACGATTGGTGGCATTTTTTATTGCTCCACCAAATGTTCCTGTCAAACTTGAGCGAACCCAAAACGACAAAGTTACTGTTTGAGCAGACGCAGTACCCCACCCTAAATCTGCAATATTAAAACCTTCAATAGCCTGTGAAATGACAACACGCTGAGTTGCTCCTAAAGAAGCATCGGCAACAGTGGTCGTGCAAAGCAATGAGTTTGTAAAGCCCGTGGGAGCAGTTGAGCTTTGCTGTGCTGTCATCGTGCCGTCTGTGTCTTCAAAAGACCACCAACGATCAACCAAATAAACAACGGCAGCAGACATTGTTACACTCGCCCCCGCATTCCTTTGGTCAATCACCATTGCACCATTGATGATGCGATTTCTAAAGCCTAGCGAGCTATCAGCAATGCTGCCTATGTTTGCTAGTGATGCTGTCTTTCCCATGGTTATGCTCCTTCCAGTGCAGTGATGCGGGTTGTCAAGGATTGGATGAGTGCTTGCTGTTCTTGAACTGTTTTTACCAATAGCCAAGTAATTTCTGTTGCGTCAAACTTTTTAATAGCTGTGGCTTCTTCATCATCAGCGTTTAACTTATCATCGTAGTTTTCAACAGTATTAGGCAAAACCAACATCACTTCATCAGCAATAACTCCAAGCCCTTTCATGCCTTCAGTTGTGCCGCCTTTGCCGTTGTATTCCCATTCACGAACACGAACTTGCATTAATTCTGTTGCGCCTTTGGAATAATCACGAATATTATTTTTAAGACGTTGGTCAGATGGATTAGCCCAAGTTGTACCCGATGCCTTTGTAGCAGTTGCTCCTAAGATTGTTAAATTACCACTGGAGTCAAGAGTCATACAATCATTTGTATCCGCAGGGTTTGTAATTTTTAAGCCAGACGATGTTGACCCCATCTTGATGTAACAGTTAGTCGCACCAGCACTGTATCTACCAATTTGGAATTTAGCGTTTGTGTCGGGAGTGATTGAAATCCCAACTCCAGCAACAGTAAGAGCGCCATAAGATGCAGAGGGTGAAGTTGTACCCACCAGCAAGTTACCGCTGTTGTCGATACGCATTTGTTCCGTGCCACCAGAGTTGCTAAACACCATTGACGGCGATGCTTCATTTGTTGCGCCAATATAGCGCTGACCACCGCCAGCGCCGCCTTCTATTTGAATGCTGAATAAATCGCTGTTTGCTTGAAATACTGACCGACCTCCACGCACATTTAATTTTTGCGTTGGCGAACTCGTACCAATCCCCACATTACCAGAGCTATCAATCCGCATAGCCTCAACACCACCTTCAGAGAAAGCAATGGTGTCAGCGGCAGGGAAGAAGATACCTGTGTTGGTGTCGCCTGATGTAGTAATAGCAGGAAGTGCCGCTGAGCCAGCTTGAACAGTTGTCACACCAGTGATCGCAACAGCACCATTCACAGTGCCACCACTCACAGTGCTTAAGGCATCAGCTACTGTGAAGCTCTTGAAGGCAATGATGTCAATGATGTCACCAATGCCAGCAGCCACAGTCAACACAATGCTTGTGCCGTTGCTTGCCGTGTACTCTGATGTGTCTAAAGTCACACCATTACGTATGACTTGAATGTTATTAACTGTGTATGCCAGTGTTGCACTTGCTGAATCAGCACCACTGAAAGTAGTCTGACCACTTGTAGCAACATAACGGAAGCGTAATAAAGATGCAGTGGTAGCAGCAGAAGCAGCAATCCAAGCTGCCCCATCATACACCTTCATTGTGTTTGCTGTTGTGTTAAAATATAAAGCACCAGAGACAAGAGCATTACCATCATTGTCTAATGTAGGGTCTGACGCTTTAGGGCCAAGGTAACGATCATCAAAGCTATCTAATGCAGAGGCAGCAGCAGCCGCAGAAGAGGCAGCAGAAGTTGCTGAGTTACTTGCATTGGTTGCCTGAGTAGTGGCTGTTGTTGCACTGTTTGAAGCGTTGGTTGCTTGTGTGGTTGCAGTTGCTGCTGACGTACTCGCAGAAGATGCAGAGCTTGCAGCATTGGTAGCTGATGTGCTGGCATTGCTTGCTTGAGTTGAGGCAGTGCTTGCCGATGCTGCTGCATTGGTAGCTGATGTTGACGCTGCGCTGGCGCTTGTGCTGGCACTACTGGCAGAAGCTGAGGCATTGCTGGCCTGTGTAGTTGCTGTACTGGCAGAGCCACTTGCAGAAGAGGCTGAACTTGCTGCGTTGGTAGCAGATGTAGAGGCTTCAGAAGCTTTAGTGGTAGCAGTTGTTGCTGCTGTGCTTGCCGTAGAAGCAGAGGAGGCAGCATTAGTTGCACTGGTAGATGCTGCACTAGCAGAGGACGCAGCATTCGTGGCAGAAGTAGAAGCTTCTGAAGCTTTAGTTGTGGCTATTCCTGCCTGTGTGGTAGCTGTGCTTGCTGATGTAGAAGCACTGGAGGCAGAAGCAGCAGCATTAGTTGCACTTGTTGAGGCAGCAGAGGCTGACGTAGAGGCATTGCTGGCCTGTGTGGTAGCTGTACTTGCTGAGCTTGATGCAGATGAAGCAGATGAAGCTGCATTTGTAGCTGAAGTTGAAGCAGCAGAGGCAGAAGCTGTTGCACTAGTGGCTGATGAAGAAGCACCAGAAGCACTAGTAGCTGCATTAGAAGCACTGGTTCCTGCACTGGTGGCAGAGGATGCAGCAGCAGTTGCTGAGTTTGAGGCGGCTAACGCAGAAGCTGCAACTGCGCTAATGGCTGAGTCACTAGAGGATTCCCCTGTGCCTCCAACACCACGAAATATTCCCATATGTGCTCCTTGTTATGGAAAAAGCCTTGTTTGCAGATAGCGAACAAAGCCTCTTTCAAAACAAGGAAGCCCCTTGTGAGGGCTCCCTTATAAGTCTCTTAAGCTGCGACAGCCATCAAAACACCAGCGTCTGCACGGAGCACCTTAGTGCCATACAACATGTCAGAAGTAAACAGAGTTGACAAGAACTCTTGTTTGTACTGCTGTTGTGAACGAACAGACATCTGCTCAATATGAACAGCCCAGTCTTTGTGAGCCAACAAAGCACCCTTCACACCTGTTTCCAAGGTGGGGCAGTTGCTAGACACAACAACAGGGATACCATACAGGTTACCAACTTCACCATTGCGGATGGTGTTAGCGTTACCGACTTCACCAACGAAGGCTTGTTCGGTGTAACGATTGATACCATTCAAGGTGTTACGTGTTGAAGGAGGGATAATCAACACACGTCCGTCCATTGGCTGGTCAGCGTCATCCAAATACTGGATGGCACGACGAAAACCAAGATCAGAGAATGCACCGACATCACCAGTGCCATCAACGTCATAAGCTTCCAAAGCACCTGTAGAGGAGTTGAATTGGAATGAACGGCTGTGAGTGTAGTCACTGCCATCGCCATCACCCAAGCTCTTTACCAAAGCCCACAGGTCGTCATCAACTTGCTTTGCCATAGCATAGCCAGCGTCATCAGTGTAGTGCTTACGCAAAGAGGGAAGGGCTTGCACTTCAACAATGTCTTCAATCAAGTAAGACACTTCTTTGTGCAAGTTCAAGTTCACAGTGATAGAACTCTGTGACAAGTTCTGCATAGTAACTGCTGTGTTCTCAGCTTTAGTCTGAGCAGCCAAACCACGTGAGGGGTTAGGGATAATAAGAGCATCACCCTTTTTACCCTTGAAGCTCATCTTACGCACAAACTGTGCAAGGACGAGGTTCTTCTTATAGGCAGCGATAATCTCATCACTCCATAAGTCAGGTAAAAAGCTAGAGGCTTCGGTCAGACCAGCAGCGCCAGTCATCGTTGGGTAGGTACTTGTTGCCATTTTAAATATCTTTCATAAGGTTATTAACGAACCCTGCCTTCTGCATATGCTGCCATAATCTCTGGCTGCAAGGACATATATCGGTCAGGGTCTTTACGCATGAGGTCTACAATGTCAGCACGACGATATATCTTCTTGCTCTGTGTCTCGCCAGTTCCTTTAACAGAACCAGTTGATGCCTGTTTTAGTTGTTGTTTACGATCAGCCTTTTGCATCTCAACAGTGTTGCTTAACATTTGTTGACGTTCTTTCCATGTAGTCAAAAGATCGTCTGCTGCGTCAAAGTCATACCGCTGGTCTGCACGTGAAAGAAGTTCGCTTCGCACCTTGCTCTTGCCAACCCACTCCTTGAAACCATCGTCATTAATAATATCCGTATAGTCAGGGTGAGCATTCTTTAAAGCATTCAAGGCCTGAGCCTTTACCATCTGTGCATTTAAAGCTTCTGCTTCTTTAATCTTAGGGTGTCGTGAAACAGCCTGTTCAACAGCCTTCTGAGGGTCAGAGAAGAAATCTACCTCTTCGTCCTGTGGGGCTTCTTTGGTAACAACTTGTGCCTTTACAAAATCATCCACAATACGCCGAAGTTCACCAACCTCTTGTGAGTGTCGCCCCATTAGCTTCTCAGCCTCTTGGTGCATACGAATCAGGTCAGGTGCACTTTTACCTTTGTATCGCTCTGGGACTTCTAGTTCTTGAGGGCTGTCCTGTTGGGGTTCCTCTTGAGTTTGCTCTAATTGAGAGATGTCCTCTTCTGAATCTTGTACGCTGTTGTCAATAAATGTTGCCATATAGTCTCCGTGCTTAATAGCATTATGGAAGAAATTTAGAATGTTCCCTCTTATGAGGCATTCCGCTTCTGCTCTTGCGCCAGTTGTTCTCGGTGTTTCCTATCCCACTTCATTGCAGCCCCGGGGAAACTTCCTGTTACTCCTTCAAGACGAACTTGAGGAGCACTCAACTGACGAAAGGCAGTTTTGCCACACACTTCACAATCTATTGTTTCTGTTCCTACAGAAGTAAATCGTTCTTGCATGTGACCATTAGGACATAAAAAATCAAAGACTCTTATCATCTGTAAGCTCCGCATATGATGCTTCGATAGCATTACGATAACCAATAAGAGTTTCTAAAACTTCTACCTGTCCTTTTCTAAACCAGAACATGTTTGCATCTGAGGCGTTACGTATATCTGAAAGGTTGTCTAAGCTACGCTTAAGGTCTTCCTGATATATGCTCCAGCCTTTGTGTACAAACAAGTCCAGCAAAGATTCATAATATTCTTGTAACTCTTTATCCATGAGCATTTCTCCTATAGTGGATGCTAATGTCTTTATTATACCACAAAAGTTTTACTTTGTCAAGCTTATTGTTGCATTTGCTTAGATACAATAGCTTCTTTGCTTGCAATCTCACGCTCTTTCAAGACCAAATCTGCAAGCCTTGCCCTACGTTCAAACTCTTTATCGTCTTGGCTACCAACCTGTAGGTTAGAAGAGATGGCTCGGATGCGATCATTCTCCAACTTAGTAGGGATTGCCTGTGTTTCTGCGCTCAACTTGGCTGCTCTGCTCTGACTCTCAGCAGCTTGTGCCTGATAAAGGGCTGTCTGAGCCTGCGCTGCCGCCATCTGAGACTCCATCTGAACCTGCTGTAGCTGCTGTGCCTGTGGGTTGGGCTTATTCATCTCACGAAGCTGGCTAATCATACCTTCTCGGTTAGACAGACTCATGTTTTCAATGACAGCCTCTACCAACATGGGGTACATTGGGCTGTCTTGTCCCAAGGTTTGCAGCAATTGCACCAATTGTGTAACCTCGTACTCACGAGCAATGACACCAAGGCTGCTAGAAGCTACAAACTTGTAGTCTTGTGCAGGGAAGTTGTCTGGGTCATACTGCATATAACGCCATGCAGCCTTGCTAACCAGTGGGATGAGGAAGGAGTCTTGGAAGTTAATTAACGTGCGCTTATGACGCTTTATAATCGCTCCTAGAGACATACTTACAGCACCCGCTGCTGCCTCTCCATTGATACTTCCGGGAATGCCTGCTGCATCAATGGCTCCTGTAGCCATCTGAACCATGCGCTGGAGGCTTTCTGCCTGTGTAAAGCTCACTTGGTCAAGGTTGCCAAACTTAAATGGCATCATAATCTCAGCCGGGTTACCATTGGTGATGATAGTCTTACCGGGACGAATCTCAAACTTAGCACCACGTGGCATACGTGTACCATCCATAGCCATCATGGGGTGGACAGTTAGCGCCAAGGCATCAATACGAGCACGAAGCTCAGCATCCAAAGCCTTCTGGCTATTGTAGCCCTTCTCACAGATGCCACGTCCCCAGAAGCGTCCGGGAACCACATCCCAAGGGAAGGCAATCAAGGGGCGATCTTGCATCATGTAGGGGTTTTCTTCAACCTTCAACAGGATGCCACCATTAGCCACAATGACAATGGCTTCTACGTATTCGCTTTCTTCATCTAGCTCATGCTTTTTAGAGCCTTCTTTTTTCTTGCTTTCCTCTTTAGGCTCTGGTAAGTCCATTGCCTCATTAAACTCTTTACGAGGAACAAGACCATAATACTTGGTAAGACGAACCTTATCATCTTGATATATCGTAAGGTCTTGGTCAGGCTCAAGGTCTTGGTCAGGAGCCGCTGACGTAATGTCAACATCACGATAAATGCCCTTCTCAATTAACAATTCAACCTGATGCTTAGGGACAAACTCGTCAATAGCCACACCCAAAGCCTCTTCAATGGAAGAAGCAACAGGGTCAATCAGGAAGTTCTGTGGTAAAATAGGACGAACCTTAACCACTGTTCGTGTCTTTATGTTAACACCCACGGCCTGCATAGCGCCATCAAGGATGGGCTGTGTGGCTGGTGTGAAGTCTTGTACCTCATCAAGGACAAGCTCAGCCATACCTGTGCCAAACACGGCAGAGTTTAACAAACACTCGGCTACAGCCTTGCGTGTCTTGGTATATTTGAACTCTTCGTCCAGAGCATTACGCATGAAGGCAATGTCTTCTCGCTCTGAATCACGTACATCATCATGGATGTCAAACCATTTACCACGCCCAAAGGTGGCTTCCTCAACTTCAGCAACGCTGCTCTCTACGGCTTGCTGCAAGGCAGGGCTAATAAGCTTGCTTCGCTCACTGTCTCGTGTCTTATCAGCAGCATCCCACTGACCACGCCACAGGCGGTAATATTCATCAAACTTCTCTTGATGGTTGCTGATGTAATGGTCACGCCATCTATCAGCTTTCTCAATAACCCAACCAGCAAGGCTACTGCCCTTGTACGTTTCTTCAGAATCAAAGCTCATATATTTCCTTAGTATCCGCTTAAAGCGTCCATTGGTTCAAAGGGTTCTTCTTCATAGTCTGTTGCATAGCTTTCTTTGCTAAGCTGCTCTATGTAACTTAAGGCATCAATCAAGTCATCATGCACAAGAGTATTTGGAAATTGGAAGAGTTGGTCAAGAAATTGTATGTTCCATTCTCCCTTATTGAGGACAACTTGACCATGTTCAAAACGCCCCTGTAGTGCCCATACAATTCTATCTGTTTTCTTTTTGTTTCCATGACTTAGCTCTTCCACTCTAAAGAACGTCTGTGTTCTTCTCATTATGTCTGACAAATAGGGCATCACTGCTTGCTTAGCAATACCCTTCTCAATTCCAATAGACACTGGCTCATACTTTTTAACAGCAGCAAATATCTTCTTTGCTGTCTCTTCTACTGTCCAGCGCCCAAAAACAATATCCTTAACATACCAGCCATCTGCGTTAGTCTTAACGATGGCTATGGCACTATCATCAAGCCTCTTGCTCTTGCTGCCCTTGCTCTCATCTGCAAAGCCAGCCAAGTCAATGGCAATAAAGAAGTCACCATCAGGCTCTTCTTCGTCAAACTTTATCCATTCCTCT